AACTTTAATAACTGACATATCAAATGTACCTTATACTAATCCAACATATTCATTTATAAATGAACCTGGAAGACAATGGATTAGAAGATATTCTTTAGCTTTAGCTAAAGAAATGTTAGGAGGTATTAGAGGTAAATATCAATCTTTACCTATTCCAGGTGAAACAACAACTTTAGATTATACAAGATTATTAAGTGAAGCAACAGCAGAAAAAACATCTTTAATAGAAGAACTTCAAAAACTACTTGAAGAAACAACTAGATTAAAACAACTTGAAAGAAAAAATCAAGAAGCACAACAAACCCAAGAAACTTATTATAAAGTTCCTTATCACATTTATGTAGGATAATGATTAAATTAAAAAACATACTAACTGAAGTACTAAATACTTTCCAAGTAGAGGCAATAATAGTATCTGATAAAAAAGTTTCTATAACAAGTGTATTAGATCAAATTAGAGCTTTACATAAAATAACTATTGTTAATAATATTACCCCTGATGATTATGCACAAAAAAACCCAAATACAGAGGTACATAAATTAAAAATAAAGTTTGTAACTAGAGAAGATCCTAAAAATGATATAATACAATTAAAGAAAGATATGATATCTTCAGATTTTTCTTCTGACCATAAACATTTAAGAGTAGCAGGGTTAAAAACAGTAACTTTTAAACAAGAAACTATAAAAAGATTATAATGGCATTATTTGGAGGATCAAGAGACATATCATTATTTCGTAGTTTGAATAAAGAACTAATTAATGATATTATTCAAACAGAGGTTGCTTACTATAAATTTGCTTTAGAACAAACTAAAGTAAATGTTTATGGGGAAGCTCCTGGAAAAAATTATTTTGAACCCCTAAAAATAGCATGTTTAATTAATAAAGAAGACCAATCATGGTCATCAGATGATTTTGGTTCTGATGTAAACCAAACTGTTAACTTTCAGTTTTTAAAAGATGAACTTAGGAGTATAAACTTAATTCCTGAAGTAGGTGATTTATTACTTTTTAGAAATAATTTTTATGAAGTTGATTCAAAAGTTGAAAATCAACTTATTTTAGGAAGAGACCCAGATTATGCTATATCAACAGAAACTGTAGATTTTGGGGATAGTTTTTCTATATTAGTTAATACTCATATTTCAAGAGTAGATAAATTAAATTTAATACCTTTAAGAGGAGGAAAATACCCAACAACTGTAAAATTAGATGGTGGAACAGCAAATTTACTAGAATAATATGGCAAATAATAAACAAATAAACCCAAGAAGACCAATACCCTCAAGTGGGTATGATCGTTTGCGTGATAACATATCCGCTACTTCTAGAGTCCCTGGGGTAACTCCACCAGAAACACGAGCAAATGTAAATAGAGGTAGAATAACTTCAAGAAAAGATGATAAGGTAAAAGATGTATCTATAGGCTTACAAGATCATGATGAAGCTATAATGTATTATTTTAATAATGTTATAAAACCCTCAGTTATTATAAATGATAATAGAACAAATGTTCCTATAGTATATGGTTCACCTGAAAGATGGAAATCAGTTCAAAAAGATGGTTTTTATAGAGATAAAGAAGGTAAAATTCAAACACCTCTTATTATGTTTAAAAGAGATAGTGTTGAGAAAAGAAGGGATCTTGGAAACAAATTAGATGGAAATAACCCACAATTACATTATACATTCCAAGAAAAATATACAAAAAAAAACCAATATGATAACTTCTCTGTATTACAAAATAAAAAACCTCAAAAAGAATTCCATGCAGTAGTAGTTCCTGACTTTATAAAATTAAATTATACTTGTACTATTTGGTGTGATTATGTTGCTCAAATGAATAAATTAATTGAAATGGTTAATTATACTTCTGATTCATATTGGGGGGATAAAGAAAAATTTAAATTTAATGCCAAAATAGACACTTACAGTAATACAACAGAAGTAGCTCAGGGAGACAACAGAATTGTAAAAACTAGTTTTGGTTTAATGCTTCAAGGATATTTAATACCAGATAGTATTAATAAAGAAATAAACAAAAAACCATCAAAATTCTATAGTAAATCAACTGTAGTATTTAATGGAGAATTAGAAATAGAAGCTTCAGGAATACCCTTAACAAGAGAAGAAGTTAGAAAATCAACAGGAAAACAAAACATAGTAGATAAAAAAACAGGAGTAGGATATTCAACTATAGGAATGCCTAACTCAAAAATAAATTAAAATGACAAAAGTAAAAAGAGTATCATTAAAAAAATATTTTAAAGTAGGAAAAGTACCTAATCAATCAAATTATGAGGATTTAATAGATTCACAATTAACTTTAGAAGAAACAGACACACAACAGGTAAAAAGTATTATAAGTGCAAGTGGAAAAATCATAACAAATGAAATAGAAACAGGATTTGCCCCCACAGGTATAACACTTGATGGTAATGTAACAGCATCAGGTGATATAAGTTTAGCTGGAGATATAGTACATGAGGGTGACCCAGATACTAAAATCACATTTACAGATGATCAAATAGATTTTGTAGCAGGAGGTACTACATTTCTTCAATTAGACGAACAAGGAAGTAATGATATAGTTAGGGTTAATCCATCAGGTGAAGATATTGATTTTATTATTCATGCAGATGGTTCTAATAATAAAATTGTAATGTTAGGTTCAAATGGGTTTGTTGGTATAAATCAAGCAATCCCCACAGCACAATTACATGTAGTGGGTACTGTTGTAATTGAGTCGTTACCAACATCTGATCCAGGAGTAGCTAACCAAACGTTTACACAAACAGCTGAACAATTAGGGGGTTCGGGAACAACTAAAGTAATGTGCGTATCAGCAGGATAATAGATGGCGGGAATAGGTAAAAAATATACAAAATTAGAATGGGGTCAAAAAACACTTAATGGTATAAATGTTACCTTTAAATGGAATGGAGCCCCCTCTAACCCAGTACACCCTCGTTATACTTGGGATGAAGTTGAATTAATTCAACATGCTGCAGGTGAAGATTTTAATGTTTGGGAACAAAAAGATAAAGATAAATTAGTAAAATTAATTTTAAAATTAAACGGCAAAACCATTACAGAATCTAAACGAAAACAAATCAAACAATATAAAATAAAAGTTAGTGATATTAAGTTAGCTATTAAAAACATATCAAACGTTGAAATAATGACTGAAAATATTAAGTTTTAATTATTATTTTATATTTATGACAAAATGTATTAATGTATAAATTATTTACAGATAAATCAGAACTCTTTGAATGTGATATTAAACTTCAAGGAGCAAGCTTAAAAAAATCAAAAGCAAGATTAGTAGTCGAAACACAAGACTATTCTTTAATGTTTAATGGTGCTATATCTACATCAGGTAAATGTGAAATTCCTATTAGAAAATTAAAAGGATTAATTGATGAAGACACAATAGGTAACATACGTTTAGAAGTAATAGCAGAAGACACATTTTTTACACCTTGGGAAACGGATTTTGAAGTAGATACAAGTAAAAAAGTAACTGTTGAAATTAAAAATCAAACAAATAAAAAACCTATAATAGAAGCTAAAGTAAAGGTTAAAAATAAAAAACCAACAATTACTGAAAAAGACCACATAATAAATTTATTTAAATTATTAATAAAAGAAGATATAAACGTGGAAAATATACTATACAGGCGTAATGCGTTAAATAACATAGTAGCAACGTATCTCAAAGAAAATACCGTAAAAAACACAGGTAAAGTTATAAACGGTGTATTAAAAATTCTTGAAAAAAAGAAATAAAAATGGTTATAAATGGCAATCAACGATTTTTCAAATCAAAACATACAAGACACTTACCAAAGGGTAATCCAAACAGACGGTACTAATGTAGCTGATGGAACTGGTAGCTTACTACCTATTTCTTTTGATGGTAATGACATAATTGTTCCCGGAGCTGTAAGGGCACAATCATATATAGTGTCCCAAAGTGTGCTTAATATTTCCTCAGGATCTACAGCTTTTGGAGACACATCAGATGATTCACATGCATTCGTAGGATCTATAACAGCCTCAGGTAATATAAGTGCAAGTGGTAATATATTAGCAGGTGGTATAAGTCATATATTGGGGGGCGATGTAACAATTAAGGATGATTTAATTGTAGTTGACGATGTATTTATCGGTAATCGTATAACCGGTGTAAGTTCTATAACATCATCAGGTGATTTATTATTTACAAATGAAAGTACCGCAAATATAACTGCAAATGAAAATTTAACCATTAATATTGAAAATACTAATGATTTAAATTCAACCATTTTTAAAATACATAATTTAACTCAAGATGCAGATATATTCCAATTTTTAGAAGAAGGGATAATTTATGCAGGAAAACCAGGAGGTGATGCCACTTTAGCATCACATGGTGACATGACTTTTATGTTAGATCTTGACAATAATGAAACAGATCAATCTTTTAAATTTAAAAATTACGCAACAGTATTAGCAGAATTACATGAATCTGAGGGATTTAATATACAAACACATATAACAGCATCAGGTAATATAAGTTCAAGTGGAGAATTATCAGCATTAACAGTTTCAGATGTATTAGCAGCTGCAGTAGTAACACAAATTGATAATG